CAGTATTTTCTGAGTTTCCTTGAGTTTCTGTTCCTTCTTCCTCTTTGGAGATAGTTTCTTTTCCTCCTTCCAAGGTCTGTTCTTGTTGCCCATAATTATTTTTTAAAAGATTTTTTATTTTTTCTACTGTTTGCAAATATCCACCATTGTCTTTAATGGCATCTAAAAAATCTTTATTCTTCTTAAGAAAAATCTTAAATTCTTTATCTTGTAATTTTTCCATTCTTCTCCTGTATTGTCTATTCATTTTTTAAATATATATTTGCAAATATAAATACGAATAATTATGAAACAAATAAAATTAAGATTGTTAGTTTTTGAAGATTCTCTTAAAGACTCTAAAGGAAAAATTATTACACATGATATTGCTGAGATGCTAAGAGAAGCTGGAGAGACAGTTATAGAGGGAGAAAAACTATCTTATAAGAATATAACTTTTGCCTTTAATAATCTTCCTCCCTTTATTCTTATAGGTAATCAAACTTCTCCCTTAACTGAGCATACTTTTACTATTATGCAAGGTTTAACTGAGGATATTATGTTTAACTTTTTAGAAAGTCCTGATGAGATTATGCAACTTATTAATGAAGCTGAGCAAAGATACTTTGAACAAGAATTAAATTCCTTACAACTTAAGATTCCTTTTGGAGATGGAGAGACAACGCTTGATAGCAGTAAAGGGTGATACTTACCTTAACTATATGAAGGTTATGGCTCTAAACTTTAACCTTACTGAGACAGAAATAAGAGTTGCTGCTGAGTTGCTTAGAGAGTATGAGAACTTTCTCATTCAAAGTACTCCTGAGATAGCTTGGGAGTTGTTAAACTCCCCTAAGACTAATAAGAAGATTAAAGATAAGCTTGCTCTTAAGGATGCTTCTTACAACAATATTAAGGCATCTCTTAAGAAGAAGAATCTCTTAACTTCTTCTGGCTTTAGGAATGGTATATATCTAGCAGATATTAAGTTTATCTTTAGTGAAACTTGAGATTATAATTAAGGAAGTAGCTAAAAACTTAAATCTTCCGTACAAAGATGTTAATATTGCTATTAAGTTTACTTTTTATTCTATCTCAAAGAATATAAAGGAGAAAAAACCCAAAATTTCTGCAAGATATATTGGTACTTTTACTAAAAAGCTCTCTAAAAGAGAAACTTACAAGAAATACTTAGAAAAAAAACTAAAAAATGAAAATAATTGAGGTAAATGGAGCTAATGTTACCTTACATGAGGGTGCTCTTTTGATACCAGAATTTAAAAAATTACAAGAGTCTAGTAAAAAGGATAATGGTATACAGCTTTTTAAGTATGTGTACTTATTTGCAGACTTTAATTCTCCTTACAGAGCTTATGATGAGGAACAAAAGATAGCAGCTCTTAATAAGGACTTAAATCTTACTTTAACAGATGAGTTAAAGAGTGCAATTGAGAAGTATAAAGAACTTAATTATACCTTTAATATGAGGTATTTACAAGATGCACTTCATGCTGCCAATCAGACTAGAGCTTACTTTAGAAATGTAGATTATGCTCTCTTAGACTCTAGAGGTAATCCAATATACAAGGTTAAGGAGGTTACAGATGCACTTAAGAATACCCTTCAGGTAATTACAACTCTAGAGGGCCTTAAGGAAAAGGTAGAATCTGAGAATGTAGCACAGAATAAGGTTAGAGCTGGAGCCAAGATAAACAAATGGGAGCAATAAGAAATAAGAATGGTATATGGATTAATACTGCTCCCTTTAGAGAAGCTGGTAATAGGTTTATAACCTCTGGTAGATATACTAATGCTCTTCCTGGAACATTAGAATTTGATAGATTCTGGGATGAAGAGTATAATAGGTGTTTAAATGGATATGAGGTAGGAGGTGCTAAGATTACTGGTAAGCATTACTTCTATCTAAACTATTGTCTTATTAATAAGGTAAACTTGACTGATGATAATAGAGGTAAGAGAAAGGTATCTAAGGGATTCTTACTACCTGACTTTTGGGATGGTGATTATGAGTACTTCTGGTTTTTAGAGATAGCAGAGAATGGTATAGATCCCCTTCTTATTCCATCTCTACACTTAAATAATAAAGTCCTTTGGACAGAAGGAGGTAAAAGTATGATAGTAGGTAAAGCAAGAAGAAGGGGTTTCTCTTATAAGAATGCTGCTACTATTGCTTGGGAATATACCTTTATTAAGAAAAGCTTAACCTTAGTTGCTGCTTATGACAAGAAGTATCTATTCTCAGAGATTGGTATCTTTACTAAGGTTATGGATATGCTCAATCACTTAAATGAGCATTGTCCTGCATTTAAGAGAAGCAGGCTTGTTAATAAAATAGCTGATGGTAGAATTAAGAGTGGTTATATTGAGTATACTGATGATGGTACAGAACTCTCTAAAGGACATCAAAGTTCTATTACTTGTGTATCCTTTCAGAATAACCCTGATGCTGCAAGGGGTGCTGATGCATCTAAAATTATTGTAGAAGAAGCAGGTACTTTCATTAATTGGAATGAGAGTTACTATGCTATGGAACCTTCTATTAAAGCAGGGGATTATTATACTGGGATGATGATTGTCTTTGGTACTGGTGGTGATATGGAAGCTGGTACTATTGATTTTGCAGAGATGTATTATAATCCTGATAATTATAATATGATGCCTTTTGAGAATGTATGGGATGAGGATGGATTACCTGATAAGAGTGCAGGGTTCTTCTTTCCTATGTATCAGAATTATGAAGGGGCTTATGATAAAGAGGGTAATTCTGATATACCTAAGGCTAAGGAGCTTCTAACGAAGCTTAGGGAGAATAAGAAGGCTAAAGCAAAATCTCCAGAAGAATATCTTAGACATACTACTGAGTATGCTTGGTCGCCAGCTGAGGCCTTTCAAATAATCTCTAATAATGTATTTCCTACAGAAGACCTGCGTAAGCAGCTAGGACTCTGTCAAACTAAAGATGAGTATAAGGGTATCTGTGGTAGAATGTCTTATGATGAGAGAGGCAATCCAGAATTTATTCCAGACTTATCTTTAAGACCTTTAGAGTATAGAGATAAGACCTTAGATAAGAGTGGTTGTATACAAATATGGGAAAAACCAACCCCAGGCACCTCGTATAATTTATACACTGGAGGACTAGATCCTTATGCTACTGATGAGGCTAATTATAGTGAGTCTTTAGGCTCACTTTTTATCTTTAAGAGGTATGCTATAGGTGAGGAAACTCATGATCTTCCAGTTGCAGAGTATACAGGCAGACCACAGAACTTTAAAGAGTTTTATGATCAATGTATTCTCTTAATAGAGTACTATAATGCAAGTTGTCTATATGAGAATAACATCAACAATTTCAAAACTCACTGTGAGAACAAACATAAGTTACATTTACTATCCAGAACACCTAGTATTGTCAAGGCTGCATCTAACCAACACACCAACACCTATGGTATCAGAGTTGTCGGCAATTCATATTCCTCTGTTAAGAATGAACTCATTACCTATGTAAATAACTGGTTAAGAGAGGAATATGAGGATGGTAAGAGTAATGTATATAAGATAAAGAGTGTAGGCTTACTACAAGAACTCATCTCTTATAATAGTAGAGGTAACTTTGATAGATTTATATCTTTCTCATTATCTCTTATTAGAAGTATAGAGTTAACTAGAATACAACCTGTATTTAAAGACTCGTATAAGAGGAATGGTAGAGATTTTTTCTCTTCTAGATTATTTAGTAACTAATGATTCCACCTCTTCCAGAACAACGAGTACCTCAGAAAACTAAGGAAACCTTAGATTGGCAAAAGAAATGCATTATTGCCCTTGTAGGTAGAGCATACTCTAATCTCTCAGGATCCCGTACTTCTAGAGAAGCTAAACAAATTAATTATGATCTCTTTAACTCTATTGTTAATATAGAAGATTTCTCATATGTTACTAAGCCTTATGGCGTTGATATTCACGACAGTATTGGTAATCTTCCTGCTAATTTTCAGGATTATAATATTGTGCGCTCTTCAGTTTTACAACTGGTTGGTGAAGAACTTAAGAGACCATTTACCTATAAAGTTGTCTCCACTGCTGGAGAAGGTTTTAATCAATACCTTCAAGATAAGAAAGAAGCTTTAGAGTATTCTTATCTTGCAATACTTAAGAATGCTTTAGGAGAAAAGACTCAAGCAGAAACACCGCAAGAAGTAGAAACTTATTTTACAAATTCTTATACAAACTCTGTTGAGATAACTGCTAATAAACTCCTTCAACATCTTGAGAAATCTCTTCGTCTTAAGAATCACTTTATAAGAGGTTTTCAGAATGCACTTACTTGTGCAGAGGAAGTATATTATGCAGGTATCTTTAATAATGAACCTGTCTTAATTCCTTGGAATCCAATACACTTTGAGTGTGATAAGAATCAAGACTCTCTCTTTATTGAGGATTGTGATTGGGCAGTAGGAAGA